ATTTGTAAACGACACCCCCCGCAGCCCCCCTCTCCCCTCCGCGGCGTTTTTTCAGGCTGCCTTTCTCATCTTTCGCTGCATCTGCCAAATCTTCCACGTCTGCGCCATAAAATAGCCCGCCACGCCCAGCCGAAACAGCACCGCTTCCATCGGCACATCTTCGCGTTGCGCCACAATCGCCACCGCGCTGCCAATCAGCACCAAATGCGCCCAAAACTCCAAATCGTGCCACTTCCACGTTCGCCCGCCCAAACGACACGCGCAATAAACAAAAATAATCATGCCGCAAAGCATGTCCAGATATTCATTCATTGCCCGTCTCCTTTTTTAAAGATTTTCTGCAACCACGCTTCTGCGATCACCGTCAATTTCGGCAAAAACCATTGCCACGTCGCGCCAATCACAAACGGCACAAACGCCTTTAACAGCGCGGTATCGGATAGATGCAGGTAGTTCGTGCCCAGTTCCACCAGCAAGGGCGATAGCGTCCCCGCCAGCATCATGCTGGCAATCAAGCCCGATACTGCCTGCCGCCGTCCGCTCGGTTCGCTGCGCCCCAAAGCCACCGCACCTCCCACCGCGCCCAGCACCAACGCCTCAATCGGCATGCCCAAAAACGTCCCCGCGATGCCAATTGCGCTAATGTTGACCGCTGCGGCGGTGTTGATTGTGTTTACTGGCATTGCCGCTCCTTTCTGCCATTTAAATCCATGTTTTTCTCCAAAGAAAAAGGCAGCCTGAAAATGGCTGCCTTGATGATTAAGATTTCTGCCCTGATGCTCTTAGCAACATATCCCGCATATCTTGTTTGCTTTGCTGGGTGATACTCTTTTTAAAATCGTCCCAAGTTGGCACCTCTATTTCGGGATACTTTTCTTTCATTTTCTCCGCAAACTCCTTGCAGACATCATTAAATCCATCGGGCGTTACCTTCACATAGCCCAATTTTTCAAGCCCTGCTGCTTTCTTTTCATTACTGACAACGCCTTGCTCAATCAAAAGTTGAAATTCATCAAGTTGATTGTTTTCCATGCTTATTCTCCAGTTGAAAAATAAGATTTTAACCTACTATTTGAATTTCTTGGCTTTTATTTAGGCTGCCTAAACCAATCCGCCAACGCCTGCGGGCTATACTTTTCAGGCTGCCCCAGCCCCAACGCCGTGGCGCACCACTCCGAGCAAAACCACCTTTGCCGTGCTTGCCGAATCGGCAACACCAACCCCAACGCACCACCGTAGTCATACTTCGCCCCGCGCGTTTTTTGGTATAGCGCCCAAACCCTGTCATAGGCATCCGCATCACGGATGGGGATTAAATCCCATTTGTCGGCGGGCAGCAGCATGGTTTTGCTGCGCACACCGCCGTCGCGCGCACTGGCAGAATAGCAGTGGTAGTCGTCGGCAAAGCTGTGTTTAACGGCAATCTCGCAATGGCTGTATTGCCCGCGCGTTGCCGCCCGCACCGCCCAATCCATCAAGCGTTGCCACAGCTCGCGTGGGGTTTTGCCGCGTTTGCGCCCTTTATACAAAGCTAAATAAACCTGTGTCATGGTTTAGCCTCCCATTTCAGGCAGCCTGAAAGTGATTTCAACCGCTGCCAAATCATCCAAGGTTTTTGCTCGCTCAATCTGCACTTGCAACGCTTGCCGCTGCCCTGCCACGCCTGCTGCCAACGCTTCATACTGTTGCGTTTTGCGCAGCGCGGCGCGAATCAGCATGATGCGGTCAATATTGCGATGGTGGGCGATGCTGTCCAAGATGGGGGTGGGCGCGTTGTCGTCGTCTGCCCATGCGCGTGCTTCTGCGCCCTGCATCGCCCATGTTTCCTGCTCGAAGGCAGGCACAATATCCGTTTTTGCGTGCTCATCCACAAAGGCTTGCGCGGCGTTCGCCAGCTCGGTCAGCTTCGCGCTTTGGGCAGCCTGAAACGCTGTTTTTTCTGCCGCGGCTTGTTTGGCTTTATCCACTACCCATGCCTTGCCGTTCCATTGGTGCAACTCGCTGGGCGGCACGGCAATGGTCAGATGTGCGGGCAGTTCGCCGATTGTGTCCACTGTTTCAGGCTGCCGCGTTTGCGTGTGATACGCCGTTTGCCCACGATAATCGGGCAGATATTGCCACGCCTGCTTTTCAGGCTGCCATTTTGCTGCCTGCCCTTGTTTACTTTCGGGCGGCTCGGCTTCAATGCAGCCCGCGGGGATTAGCCAGTTTTCAGACTGCATCGGGTCGGCATCAGCAACGGTTTGGCAAACGTAAAAGCCCGCCGCATCCAATTGGCATACAGGTTTGGTTTTGGGTAATTCGCTCATCGTTTTGTCCTTTGAAATTGAATGATTAAATTTTGATGCACGCCAGCAGCGCAATATTGCGCGGGCGGTTTTCCTGGGCGGTGGGGACGACTTTGGACGCGTCCAGCCAAAAATCCATCACCACGCCCGCATTGTTGTCGTTGCGCGACCATACCAGCCCGCGCTCGCCCTGCTTGCGGAAGCCGAACGCGCCTTGGCTGCTTGAGCCATCTTGGCCGTACAGGTACATCTGCGCGGTGATGTTGCGGATGGCGTCGCTCTGCCAACTGCCCAGCACGCGCCCTGCATCCACCCCGCGCAAATCGTCCCAAAAGCGCGGAAATTCCCCGCGCAAATCGGGCAGGTTAAACGTGCTGTGCCCGTCGCCTGCGCCAAAGCGCGTGCCAATCGCGGCAAACAGATTGGTATACACCGTGCGCGACAACACCGCGCCGTTGGCTTTGAGCCAGCCTGTGGGGGCGTAATCCATCGCAAACAGCCCGATTTGTCCGCTGGGGCAGAAATCACTGCGGTTGTTTAATGCCCAAATCGCATCGTTTAACGTATTGCCCTGCGCCGCCGATAATGCAGACAATGTATCCGTGCTATCCAACACATTCAGCACTTTCATCACGCCAGCCTGTTTATCGCTTGCCGCGCTGTCGCGGATAATCTTTTGAATACTGTCTAGCAACAACGAAGCCGCTGCTGTTTCCGTGTATTGTTTGCCCGCAGCTGCCACCACATCCGCCAGTTGGCGATACAAAAAATTTGCCTTTTCGTCTTGCAAATAATGCAGCGCGTTAAACTGCTCCACACTTGGCGGCACATCGCCAATCGTTGCCCAGCCCTGCCGATATTGCGCCGGCTGCCAATCAAACCGCCCGCCGTTCTCGCCCCAAGCCATGTTAAAGCTATTTAAGGTACTTATTGCCATATACATCTCCATAAAAAAAGACGGCTTTCGCCGTCATCACACAATCCGCCGCACCAGTTTTCCGATGCCAAAGCCATACAATTTTTGCGACACAAAGCCAAACGCCTTATCCGCCTTGGGCGCAACCACCACCTCAATCCCCACCCCGCCCGCGCGCGGAATCCAACGCGCCGCATCGGTCAAAATCGCCGCAGGCGTTGCCGCCGATTTTTGAAACCACACGCGGATTTTCGCGTTGCCCCTATCCTGCACCCGCACTTCTTCCGCCAAAAACACCGCCTTAACCGCCGCCGCAATTTCCAGCGCCGAGCCGCAACCATTGTTTGCCGCAATTTTCCAATGCAATAAGCGGCGATACTGCCCATCGTCCAGCACAATCCCGCCCTGCACATTTTTTTCGTGCTCCCGCCGAATCCGCGCCTTATTAAAGCTCAAAATCCCGCTTTGCCCATCAAAGCCAAAAAACTGGGCAAATAACACCGCGTCCACCTCGCGCGGCAAGCCCACAATCTGCCCAATACCATCAAGCTGCACGCCCTCGGCTTTATCTAAATGGCGCACCGTCAGCAAATCATCATAAGCCGTTTGCAACGCATTAGCAGGCGCATACAAGCTACGCACCAACGCTTCCAATTTCAGGCTGCCTGAAAACTGTGCCAAACAATGATGCCAAGCAATCTCATCATGCTTCATCAAGACACCTCAATTCTCGCCATATCAAAATACGCCTTAGCAAACGGATCAATGGTCAAATTGGCAGCCTGAAAAGCCCCATCCGCAGGTTTTTCCGTTGGCTTTGCGCTGCGGGCGATTTTCAAATCCACCGTCGCCACCCCCGCCGTGCGAAACACCGCGTAATACAACTTCTGATACAGTACATCATCGCCCAAGCCAAATAACGCACTCGCCTGCAACAAATTTTCGCGGATTTGCGCAAAGCCCGCCGCAGGGAAAACCTGCTCCGATTCAGGCAACAGCGTAATCCGCGCCTGAATCCACACATAAACAGGCGCAATGCGGTCAAAGCGCACCGTTTGCCGCCCAAAATCCGTTTGAATTTCCTGCACAATACTGCCATGCGTATCAATGCCCGCCGCCTTATATGTCCAAATCGCCCGCGCAATCGCTTCCACATCGCCGCCATCTGCCACCACATGCACCGAATGCGGCAACCGCCCATAAGCGTCCACCGTATCGCCGCTGTTAGCAAACACCCCAATCTCCCGAATCTGCGGCACATCCGCGCGAATATTCGCCGCCAGCGCAGGCAACGTCGCCCGCCCCAGCCGATAAACCGCCATGCCATGCCGATAAGCCAATTCCGCATCCGTTTCCGCTGCCCGTCCCGCTGTTGCCGCTATCGGATTGCTCACGCGGCTTACGCCCGTCAGCGGCGCAACCAAACGGTTAATCTCCCCCGCTGCCGCCGTTGCATCATCGCTTGCCGTCGCCGCCACCGCCGTGCCGATTTCCAACACCTGCAAACCCACAAAATCGCCAAAACGGCGGTTTACGCCATCTTGCGCCGTTAGCGTCAAATTCGCGCCATCATAATTTGCCAGCAAGCCCGAGCCTTCAAACTTCGCCGCCAAGCCTGCCAACGGCTGCCTGCCCGTAAAGCGATACACCACGCCATTACACGTTAAGCCCACTTCATCGCCTGTTGCTTGCAACACCAAGCCAGCCGCCGCCGTTAGCGTGATGCTTACCGCTTCATCCGTTGTCCACAGCGAGCTATTTTCTGCCGAAGCCTGCGCTCCTTTAGGAACAACCGTCCCTTTTGCGCCCCAAAAAATCAACCGAGTATAAGCCTTTTGCGCCGCCAAGCGCGACACGCCAGCTAATGACACCGCACGGTCAAGCGACACCCCCGCCGCCGTTTGCGGATACATCGCGTTGTAAACCGCTTCCGCGTTCTCCCACAATGCCGCTTCCCGCTCCGCAAACGTATCAATCAACATCCCCAGCACACTATCAGGGCGCGTCTCAATATTGCCGTCCAAGCCCGCCGCCATTAAGCGGTTTTTCAAATCCGCCGCAATCGCCTGCCGAATTTCAGGCAGCCGCATTTTCACAAACCCATAAGGTGTAACCCCATTCATATTCTTACCTCCGCAATCACACGCCCATCATCCGTTTCAATTTCAAACACCGTAACCAGCGAGCGCGTAGGATGGTTCAGCAACAACTGCATTTTCGGCACGCCCGCCACATTCGGCACAGCCTTAATTTTCGCCCGCAAAATCGCTTCCACTTCCGCACGATTGGGATTTTTCACAAGAATATTCTCCAAATACGGCACACCATGCGTGTTATCCAAAAACCATTCGCCCAAAAACGTTTTCAGCGTAATCACCACCTGCTGCCTAATTCGCTGCTCGCCCGCCACAAAATGCAACCGCCCATCCGCAAAATCCAAATCATGCGAAGCATCTAATTTCAAATCCACACTCATTGCGGCACTCCTGTTGTTCCGCCACTATCGCCCCGATGCGTATGTTGTTGCAGCGAAATTCCGTCTGTCACCACATCGCCGCCCACAATCTCAAACCCGCCGCTGCACGCCACCGCCCCGCCCGCGCCCCTCTTCCTGCCCCGATTGATGCCTACCCACCCCCCTCTTATCAACAGCCCCGTAATCGTAACCTTTGGCGCAGCAATCGTGATTTCCCCCGATGGCGCGATTTTCAGGCTGCCCGCCCCAAACGATAGCGACACATTCTCCGTATCCGCCGCACCCACCGTAGGGCGCAACACAGGCGAAGCAAAGCAATCGCTCAAATCAAAGCGGCGCGGGTCGTCAGGCGCAGCATCCGACCCTGAAAGCCAACCATCAATCGCCGTTTCTGAAAAATGCAGCAACACATCATCGCCCGCAGCCAGCGGCACGCTTATCATCGCCGCTCCGCCCGCGCCCACAGGAAAACACACAGGCACAGACACAATCTGCGGCGCAGGCAACGCCGAGCCGTCACGCATCGCACGCGGCAGCGCAGGGCGCACCACCGCCCGCGAGCCATCCCACGACACAATCTTGCCCGCCAGCGTCGTATGCACCGCCTCCAATTCCGTTTGCATCATCTCGCGCAAATCTGAAATATCCATTGCCATTTCCCTATAAAAAAAGCCGCCAAAGCGGGATTATTTTTTATTCGCCTGTTTCGCCGCAGGCGGCTCATTCAAATCAAACAACTCAAATTCGCTCACCCAATCGCCGCCATCAAACCCGCCCGAATGCTTCACACTCTCCACCCGAAAAAACCCATTCGCCTGCCGCGATTCCAGCTTCAACACATCGCTCGGGTTCACTTGCGGCAGCAGCAGCGACTTCACTTTCCAGCCATAGCGTTTTTTCTCCGCCGCCCCCTTTTCGCCCTTGCCCTTAGCCGCCTTACCCGTTGCTGCTTGGGCAAAGCGTTCAGGAAAGCCCACCAAGCCGCTATCCGCCGCCAGCACCACCGCGCGGCGTGGCGTAGTGCCATGCTTTTTAACCACCCGCAACACCTGATTTTGGATAGACCACGCCAACCCAGCCGCAGCCGTTGCCTTGCCCAGCGCAATCCGTGCCGCGCCATGATGCGAAAAACCGTGCTGCCAAACATGGTCGGGCAAATCCGCCGCCATTTCCAAAACCAGCCCCATTTGCCGCGCAATATCCCGAATCACCGCGTGCGCCGAAGCCCCCGCCGCATAGCCCAGCGAAACATAGCAATCGCGCAACTCCACCCAGCCATCCGCCAATTCCAGCGCCGTTACCACATTTTGCCCATCAAACGCCGTAATGCACTCAATCACCGCTCCCGCTGCCAACACCACCGCCCCAGCGTTTTCGCCATATCCTGCATACAACACCGCAAAAGCATCAGGCTTTTCCAATGCGCGGCGCGTATCAGGCTTTAAATTGTAAATTTTCACTTGGCATTTATTTGGGTCTTCCTTCGCTGTTTTCTCAACAGAAAACTCAATATGAAAAGGCGGCGCAATTTCCACCCCTTTTTTGCCTGCTTCGCCCACTACCAAGCGATAAGTTCGGTCAAACAAAAACATCGCCTACTCCCGCGTAAACCATTTGCGAACGCCCATCCACAAACGCCATGCGGTCAGGCTCGCCATCGCAAAACAACACCCCCTGCGGCACATCCAAATAACGCAGCCCCGCCAAAATATCCACATTCGGGCAAATGCGCAGCCCTTCAAACTGCATCACACCATCAGCATTTTCCAAGCCCAACGCCCAATAAGCGTTTTCATCATTCCACGCAAAATGCAACGCATATTCCGCGCCGTCTAATTCTGCTTCTATCACAAAATCATTCGCATCTGCCAAAGTCAAAGCCAGCATAAAATCTCCTAATACGTTATTTTGTGCAACTGGCTGCGCCGCGTTTCAGGTTGCCTTGCTTGGGTCGGCTGCGATACAGGTTTACCAGCAGGCTGCGCCGTTTTCGGCACAGACGATTTGCGCGCCGTCTTGCCCGCTGTTTTGCCCTTGCGTGCGCCTGTTTCCCCCGCCTTGCCCTTAGCCTTGCCACTCGCCTTTTGCGGCGGCACATCGGCTTCACGCGGCTGCGCCTTGCGAATCTTAATCAGCGACATCTCCACATCCAGCTTTTCGCCGTCCGCCCCGCGCCGAATCGTGCAACTGGTAATCGCGTAATCCGAGTAAAAGTCCAAACCCGACACAATCGTAATCGGCTCGCGCTTCTCGTGCATTTGCCGCAGCAGCGCCTTAGCCTGCACCAATTTAGACTTGCCCGAATCGCCAAACAACACCACGCTCGCCCCCGATACCACTCCGCTCAACGACAGCCGCTCCGATTCCACGCCGATATGGTCGGTAATCGGCGCGCCTTCTTCCACCGCATACTGGGTAACATTTGCCGCAAGCTCCGTCGTCTCTTCAATCAGCGCGTCCAACTGCAACGCGCCCACCGTTGTCCCACCGATGCCGAACACCATGTTCACCAGCTTGTTTACCTTGTCCGCCGCATTTTTCACGCCATCATAGGCAGCCTGAAAATCCATCACGAAGCCCCTTTCAACACATAAGCATTACGCCCCATTTGCGCTGCCGCACGCGCAGGATTTTGCACGCCGTTTGCCGTAATGTTTTGCGTAACATGATTATTCACCACGCCGCCCGCGCGCACACCAACTCCCGCGCCCGTCATCGCCGCCGCGCTCACCGTATGGTTCACATTGATGCTGCCGCCGCCCAAGCCCGGTATCCAGTCAAACCAACCGCGCACCGCCGCTACCGCCGCTGCCCACTTATCTTTAAAATACCCAATCGCCGTATCCCAAAGACCGTTTACCGTGTTGATGATGCCACCCCAAATACTGCTCGCGCTGCTGCTAATCGCCTGCCAAGCACCAATTGCCTTTTGCGTAATGTTGTCCCACATTTGCACCGCAGATTGCCAAACCGCATTCCACGCCGCCAAGCAAGCCGCTTTAATCCGCCCCCAAGTAGCCAGCGCCCAAGCCGTAACCGCCTGCCATGCCGCCGATGCTTTGGCTTTCACCCAATCCCACGCCGCCAGCAAATACGCCACCACCGTGTCCCAGTTGTTATACAGCAGCCAAATAGCCGCGATTATTGCCATAATTACCAGCAAAATCGGATTAGCCGCCATTGCCGCCGTAATCAAGCGAATGCCCAGCGCAATAAATTTCGTTGCCCCATACAACAGCATAAACACCTTAAACACCGCCATGCCCACCGCCACCAACGCTGCCACTTTCATCAACCATTTGCCTGTCGTTTGCCCCGCACCGCCTAAAGCATCCTTAATCTCCCCCAGTTTTTCCCAAACCCAGCCTAGCTTCTCTTTCACCCAATCAATCTGCGTTTTCCATTCGCTCGACGCGCCCACCAAACGCCCCAACACCGACTGCCCACCGTTCAGCCACACGATAATATCGTCCACAATCAAGTAGATGCCATACAGCACCGCCGCGATTTTCAAAAATGGCAGCAGCGACGCTTTCGCGCTCATCCCAATGCCCTGCAACAACGTTTTCAGGCTGCCTGCGCTGCCGATTGCGCCAAGCAAAGCATTATTCAAGCGATAAACACCATACGCCGCGCCCAAAAACGCCGCCGCCTTGCCGATTTCCGTCAAAGCGCGCGCAAAGGCTTTCAAATCATCCGCGCTCAACTGCCCCAAATAATCCACCAAGCCTTTTAACGCCCGTTTCGCCCCATCAAACAACCCAGCCTTGCCGATTTCCCGCTTCAAACTTTGCCAATTATCCGCCAAGTTAGACGTTAAACCCTCCCAAGTATTAGAGAGCTTGTCCATTGCTCCCTTGTATTTCTGGTTGAAAATCGTCTGCAAAGTCGCCTGAATTTCCGCGCGGTTATCCGCCGAAGCCTGCAAAGTTTGCTGCTTGCCCTCGCTATCGGTAAAGCTATACGCAATCTGCCCGCCTTTTTTAGACGCTTTCACGCCAAATTCTTTTAAGCGTTCATTCTCGCCCGTAACCGCATCCGCAATCGCCTCCACCATTTGCATCACAGGCTTGCCCATTGCCGCCGCCGTATCGCCCAGCGTTTGCATTAAGCCATCTTTCATCGGGTCAAGCCCATAGGCTTTGAGCTTCACAAATGCTTCCGTTACTTCCGAAAGCTCATAAGGTGTTCGTTTGGCAAAATCAGCCACCCAATCCATCGCCGCACGCGCTTTTTCGCTACTGCCTTCAATCGTGCCCAACACCGTTTCATAGCGTTCAAATTCTGCGCTGGTATCAATAATAGATTTCACGCCTGCGCCCACAGCCGCTGCGCCCAGAAATTTGCCCAGTCCGCCCGATAAAAAACCGCCAGAGCTACCCCCGCTCAACTCTCCACGCAACTCACGAATCCGCTCACGCGTTCTCGCCCATGCGCGGTCAAGTTCCGCGTGCGTTGCCATGCCCGTGCGCCGAAACGCCGCATAAGCCAATTGCGCCCTGCGGATGTCTGCGTAAATCTGCCTATCCGAGCGAATGCCCAACCTATCCAGCGAGCGGTTGTAAATCGCCCCGCTGCCGCGCTGCTGCAAACGCATACTGGCAAAACTGCGCCGAATATCATTCGCCGCCGCCTGCGCCCGCGTTCGCGCTTGGTTCAAACCATTTAAAAACTGGTTTAAACCCGCCCTTTCCATTCTAAAACGCAGCAGCGTAACCAATTCTCTTGCAATCATGGCAAAACCTTTCAGGCATAAAAAAAACACCCCTTTTTTTGGGGGGGAAAAAAAAAAAAAAAAAAAAAAAAACACTCTTTTCAAAACGTTTTTTTTTTA